GATGGTGCAGCCGACGTGCAGTGGTGTGATGACCACCGGTCGACAGCCGATCAGATCACCGCTCTTGATGCGTGCGTTCACCACAGACGAATCGTTGGCCAGCCCCCAGCGCACGAACGTACCGCTTTCTACGACCGTCCCAGCGCCGATATTGTTGCGCCATAGGGGTATGCCTGCCTTCGAGCCTTCGAGCCGCACGGCGACCTGTGCAGCGGCCTCATTATTGGCTCTGGGATCTGACGGTGGCGCGCATTCGGGAAGCACCAGGTGACGCAACGCGAGCGCGGCTTCTGGGTAACGCTGCGTCCATTCGGTGGGTGTCATGTCGGCAGGCTCGTTTCGAGCGTCCGACATATGGCAATCGCCGCGTAATCTGGGTCGCGTTCGATGCCAATGAACTTGAAGCCCTCGCGAATCGCGCCGACGCCTGTTGAACCTGAGCCTGTGAACAGGTCAAGCACTGTGCCCCCCCGTGGTGTCACGAGTCGGCACAGATACGCCATCAGGTTGATGGGTTTGACCGTCGGATGCGTATTGAACTCACCGCCGCGATCAGAACGTGAGGCTTTGGCGCAGTAGAAGAAACGCGAAGCGCTACCAGAGTCGAGACGTACCGGAGCGGGATGTCGACCGTTCCATTCGCCATATGTATTGCGAGTGCCGGGACGATCATCCGTTACAGCGTCCGCAAGCTGCCCAGGCGCTTGCGGAAACACGGCGAGCACTTCGTCGCTACCGTCGTGAATCAGATTGGCGGGCCAGCGTCCGACGTATTCTTTTGGCTCGCCTTGGGTGCCGCGCCGCGCCTCAGCGGTACCGGCCTTGCCGAGCGCATTGCCGTGGCACGGCGCAAGCGACGTGTATGCCGCATGTCGAACCTCATCGCCAACCCGACACGCATCGATATTCAAACCGCCCGTACCGTGCTCGGCGACGCATGCGGTCAGTGTTCCCTTGAACGGCTTGCGCGCGACGCAGATCGGCTCCCATGCGGGCTTGAGTGCCGAGCCGCGACCTTCGCCGAGATTGATAGACTTGGGAAACCCAGAGCCATAGACCCAACCGATTTGATCGCGGATCTCGAACCCGGCATCCTCGATCGCGCATACCATGCGATGTTGCGTACGTGTGCCACTGAACGCGAGCAGATAGCCGCCCGGCTTCAAGACGCGCATCGCATCGGCCCACATCGCTACGTCATGCGCGATACCCCCACCGTCCCACTCGTGCCCCATAAACCCGGCTTTCGGTTTGCTATCGCCGTTTACACCAACCCGGTGTCTACTGTATGGCGAGCCTTCAACGTAGGGTGGTGGCACAGTTCGTTTCGCAGTGGTCAGTTCATAAGGCGGGTCGGTCACGATGCTGTCGACCGAGCAATCCGGCAACGTGGCGAGCACCGCACGTACGTCTCCGATAATTATCATGTGCGATCGGCCTCGACGCGTGCCAGCAGGGCTTCCGAGTCTGCTCTATTCAACGTCTGGGCGGTGAGAACGTCGATACCAAACCGTAGGTAGAAACGCTTCTGCTCGCGGCGCATGGTGCCCTCGTCAGTCTGCGAGGTGTGGCGTCCGCACCACAGTGCGACGGCTTGACGTAACCGTTCGCGTGCTTCGAGTCGCTCATGGTGAAACTTACGCTGTGAGTTAACGACGATCGGCTCGGCACCGTAGGGCACTGTGAAGGTCTGAGCCGCGTCGAGATCTCCACGCAACCGGTCGAGTGCCTCGGGTGTCAGTTCCATCAGGTCACCGTCGACCTGCTCGGGTAGTGAGCGGCCAGCCGGTTCGGGGATGAACCCACAGTACGGACAGCACGTGTGAAACCGTTCGTAGGAGAGTGCACAGCCGGGGCACGTACGCACCGGGATCACGCCATCCGCAGTGTTGCGTGCGCGACGATCACGCCGGTCGAGTGTCCACGGTCGAGGCGCGTCGGGTAAGCCGTGACGCAGGGTGTTACCAACGTGATCGAGGATAATCGCGTAGGGCTTATTACTTTTAGCTATAAGCTCGCGCCTCATTTCGTCGTCGTATTGATCCCACGTTGCAGCGATGGTGGGATCAAGCATCAGTCTGAGACCGCGACCAAAGGATTGCACGAACAGGTTCAAACTGGCCGTTGGTCGCGCCATGGAGACCACCTCGATCGCGGGCAGGTCGAACCCTTCACCGAACAGGTCGACGTTGACCAACTGCAGAATCTCGCGCTTCCGAAACTTCGCGAGGATATTGGCGCGCAACAGGTCGGGCGTGTTGGCGCTGACCACTTCAGCGGGTATCCCTGCGGCCTTGAATGCAGTGGCTTGATCGACTGCTGCCGCGACGTCGACGCAGAACGTGATACCGAGTTTACCGTTCGCATGCTTCACGTAATGCTGCACGACGTCACCCGTGATGTGACTCTTGTGTACCGCCTTCGAGAGCGCTGGGGGACTGAAGTCACCGCCCGCACTGAGCGGCACGTCGTGCATATCAATATCGCTCGGTGGCGCGAAGATTCGATAGGGTGTCAGGTACCCCATGCTGATCAGTTCACGCATCGACGGCGCGAGCACCATGGTGTCCATAAGACCATCGGCATGTCGACCAAGCCCGGCACCATCCGCGCGTATCGGTGTGGCGGTCACCCCGAGCCAGCGTGCATTGGGGAACATCGACGCGGCCTTACCCCATTTATTGTTAGCGAGCATGTGGTGCGCCTCGTCCTGCACACCGAGCGTTACCTGGTGCAACCATGCGTCACGTTTATCCATCCTGACGAGCGTATCGACGCCTGCCACAGCGCATGGCGCCGATGGGTCGACGTACGACCGACCGAGTTCGTGGAAGTGGATCGCGACGCATGCCTTCAAGGTGGTCTTGGCGCCGATGATGCGATGACGCACACCGTTACGTGCCAGTGCGAGACTGATCTGCGAGACGAGTTCCTGACGATGCGCGATGGCGACCGATGCGCCACGATGCTCCTGCAGGATGTCGCTGAACAGAACGGTCTTGCCTGCGCCGGTTGGAGCGACGCCGAGTACGTTAGGTGTCGTGACGTCCTGCCACGCGGTATAGATCGCGCGCTTCAGTTCGTATTGATAGGGCCGTAGGGTGCTCATCCCAGTAGCCTCAGGTTGTGTTCGACGCCTGACGACCCTCTTGACCAGACCGCCGAACTGGCGTGTGACTCGATGCGATCCATCATGACAAGAGCACGTGCCCACTTTGACTTCGGAACGTAAGGGCCGGTCCAAGCCTTGTCAATACCGACGTTACGAGCGACGTTCGTTGAGTCGGCAGACGAAAGAGGAAGATGCGAAAACAGAACTGGGTCGAGCATTCGAAGACCGTGCAACTTGCAGATGGGCCGCCCTGACGAATCGGTTATATGATTCATAGCTTCCGCCATTCTTGCCCACCAGATTTTTGAACCTGGTGTTCTGAATTCTCCACTGGAACCGAGGGCGACGCGAGGATATTCCGTGCACAGACGAAAAAGACGCCAGATAGACTCGTGCATATGCCACACAGGGACCGATACCGCTTTGTCGAGCGGCCAAGTTGCAAGCAGCGCGTCATTTTGCTGTTCGTCGCCATCAATGACGTCGGGAATCACGACCCAATCGACAGCCGGGTGTTTAATCCATTCTGCAGCCCATTGTGTGAAGCCCGCAAAATCATAGGCGCGCTGGTGCATCCATGCGGAGAAAGCACCGTTGTCGAGGGTAATTGACTGACACACCTCAGCAACTAGTTCTAACTGTTGCGGGTTTGCAAACGAGACCATGGCGTGATGACTGCGGTATGCTCTAATCATGTCGGCATTGGGCGCCATCGGTAGCCCGTGGTAATGGATCATTCGTCCTCGTCGAAGTTATGCTCGAACTTAGCCTTCAGTCGTTCATACTCGGCTCGTTCTTTACGTTCGGTTTCAACGCGTTCTCGCGCCACATGGTCGCCCCGCATCGACTCGTCGTATTTGGCACGCGCTTTAAGATACGCGCTTACCAAATAATCGATGACACGCTGATCAATTTCGTAAATGTCACCGCCGACGGTCCAGTTGATGGACGCGTTGTAAGGTTCGAATTCGTAACCGTAAATGCTCAATTCGATTTTAATATTCGCTCGGCTATCGCCCATCGTATCTGCGCGCGTTGGCGTCTCGTGTGTTAGCTGCTTTGGAAAGCAATTCGAAATGCGCCGGGTTGATGCAGCACGTCGTGTAGCACTTGTGATGAACGTCGCGATCGGCGGGAATCGGGCCGATGAATACTTCGTATGCGATACGATGCGCCCATTGACCGCGCGGTTTGCCGCCGACGCGAATCGTCAGTCGACCGTATCCTTTTCGCGGTGCTCGATGACCGATCCAGATCCAGCAGGGAGTTCCTTCGAAGTATTCGTCTTCGCTGACAACTGAGTTCCAAAATAACCGTTTTTCAAGCGCCACTGTCGGACGATATAACGGTGCATTTTGTTGGCACTGATGGTCTTCATGATGAACCCGGTTGGACCCCATATGAGATACTGCCTCCCCTGTTTCGCGAAGCGGTAGTTTCCCATGCGCTTGCACAGAAAGCGAGCCTCGATTTCGAATTCTAAGTCGGTCATACAACGCCCCTTGACGATGCGTTAAGCATAGGATATTCTGATCGCATATGTCAACCACAACGGAGTAGACCGAGATGATCAGTATTACCATCACACCTGAGGGTGCGAAACAAGACGACCTTCGCGCGACCGCAGCGTATCTACTCATGTTGGTTGGCGACATGCAGATCCCGGTGATCGGTCCTCAGACCGTATTCGTCGACATCACGCATGCGGAACAGGCGCTCGCCACGAAGCCACCATTCGCTGCATCAGCACCCGAGGCACCACCAATCCCCCCAGCACCACCGGCACCCGATGCCTCCTCTACCGTCCCCGAGGTGCCGAAGGATACTTTAGTTCCCCCGACAGTCGCTTTCGCACAGAGTGCTCCACCGCCCGCGAGCGTGGCGCCGCCTGCTGCACCCCCTACGGCCAACCGTGCCGAAGTCGATAGTGAAGGTCTGCCATGGGATGGGCGTATTCACGCGAGTACCAAGGGCAAGACACAAGGTGGCGTGTGGAAGGCGCGTAAGAACGTCGCCGATGCGACGCGCACCGAAGTGGTCGCCGAGTTGCGTCAGTTGATGGGACTTCCCGGACCTGCGGCGCCGATCGCGATTACGGCGCCAGTCGTGCCATCGTTTGTACCAGCCGCTGCCCCTGCTGTACCGCCCGCGCTGTCAGTGCCAGGCGTACCCCCAGTGCCGACTGCGCCTTCTGCACCGCCGCCACCCGTGGTCCCGCAATCAGGTGACATCACGTTCGCTCAATTCATGGTCGCTGTGCAAGGCGCGATCAACGCGGGCACCATCACGGGTGAACGTATGCTCGCCGAGGTGATGCAAGCTGGCGTTCCGAGTTTGCCGTTGCTCTCCAATCGCACCGATCTCATTCCCGGTATTCTGGCGAATCTTGGGGTAACCGTCTAACACCCATGAAACTCTACGGCTCTAGTGCTGGTCGTTGGCAACCGTGCCCCGGCTCGATCAAACTCAGCGAACTGTACCCGGTGCTGCCGGATGACGATTCGAACGAGGAGGAACGAGCCGAAGGTATCGCCGCGCACTGGGCTGGCGAAGAACTCCTCCGTGGTGAACTGATCGCTGTCGGCCAGATCGCCAAGAACGGTGTGCCGCTGACCGACGAGATGATCGAAGGCGCGGAACTGTACGCTGAGGTGGTCGGTGATGAAATCGGTCATATCGAGCAGCGTCTGATCGCGACTCGTATTCACCCGGAGAATATCTGCATCCCCGATCATTTCGTGTACAACCCGGTCGAGCGTGTGATACGCGTTCATGAATATAAATTCGGCCATGGGTTCGTCGAGGTGTTCGAGAACTGGCAGCTAATCGACAACGTAGCTGCGATCATGGATTCGTTGAACATCAACGGGCATGACGACCAGCACATCGACGTCGAGATGACCGTGGTGCAGCCGCGCTCATATCATCGCGACGGCCCGGTTCGTACGTGGCGTGTGCGAGCGTCAGAACTACGCGGTTATCACAACAAACTACGGGCGAGCGCCGAAGCCACGATGCATCTCGACGCGCCCGTGACGGTCGGCAACCAGTGTAAAAACTGCCCGGCACGTCACGTCTGTCCTGCGTTGCAACGCGCGGCGCTGAGCGCGATCGACGAGAGCGAACGTAGTACACCTCTCGAACTGACCCCCGAGGCATTGGGGCTTGAATTACGTATGGTGCAGCGCGCACAGAAGATGCTTAGTGCGCGCTCAAGTGGACTCGAAGCAGCGGTACTCGCGACGTTTCGTAAGGGTGTCATTGTTCCTGGTTATCGTGCCGAGCAAGGTAAGGGCCGTAAGGCTTGGACGAAACCGGCCAGTGACGTGATCTCGATGGCGAAGATGCTTGGGGTGGACGTAGCAAAACCTCCTGAAGCAATGACGCCAGCGCAAGCGATCAAGGCGGGTATGCCTGTTGAAGTTGTAGACGCAATCGCGAAGGCCCCCACGGGGGAAATGAAAGCTGTACCTGATGATGGGTCTCTCGCGAGAAAGGTGTTTGGTAACGTTAAATGACGATCACTGAATGGCGGCAGAAACTGGGCCTCGACCAGACGACGTTCTGGAGTCGGTTCGGGGTGTCCCAATCATCTGGCAGTCGGTTTGAGAAAGGGCTTTCGGAGATCCCCAAGTCAGTAGTGATGTTGATGCTGCTGCACGAAAAGGTGCCGGAGATTTTAAATGGCGAACTCGCCAAGCATGTGGATAGGAACCGTGCGTAACCAGAGGAGCAACACAGCATGAGCAACACGAAGGTAAATTTCACGACCCCGGTTGGTCGTATGGTGATGGGCGATCTCGTCAAGCCGCAGACGACCGATGCGGACGGCAAGCCGCTGCTGATCAAGCAGGGACCAAACGCGGGCAAGCCCACGCAGCGTTTCTTCATTGCCGTGGCGATCCCCAAGAATCCGGGCGAGACGCACTGGGCGCAAACGGAATGGGGCGCTAAGATCTGGGCCATCGGTCACGCCGCGTTTCCAACGATCGCGCAGAACCCGTCGTTCTCGTGGAAGGTACAAGACGGCGATTCGGTTGTGCCGAATAAAAAAGGCCGCAAGAACGTCGACACAGTTGGCTTCAAGGGTTGCTGGGTTATTTTCTTCCAGTCATCGTACCCACCGAAGGCGTACAACGCCGATGGTAGCGGTGCGATCCCGCCCGAGTCGATCAAGTGCGGCTATTTCGTTCAAGTCAACTGCGATGTGTCGGGCAACGAGAGTACGCAGAACCCCGGCGTCTATCTGAACCCGTCGATGGTGGCGCTCTCCGCGTTCGGCGAAGAGATCCATTTCGGACCGGACCCATCGCAGGCGGGTTTTGGTGGGGCACCTCTGCCAGCGGGGGCGATGAGCGTGCCACCGGCAGCGAACTTGGTCCCTGCTGCGGCGCCGGGAGTGCCGCAGACCCCCTCCGCTGCTTACGTCCCGCCCCCTGGCGTGCCCGCTGTAGCACCCCCGGTTATTGGTGCGATACCTGCGAACCCTTCTAGCCCGCCCGTGGTGCCGAATACGGCGATTCTGAGCGTGCCTGGTACTGGTGTGGCGCCACCGGTACCACCCGTGCCTGTCGCAGGCCCTGTGATGACACCTAAGGCTGGCGCAACGACGTACGCGGCGTTCATCCAAGGCGGGTGGACCGATCAGCAGTTGCGTGACAACGGGTACATGGTGTGACGTGATCCTCGTTTGTGAAGGCTGTAACCACGGGTACGACCGGCATCTCACGTCGTGCCCGTGGTGTGGTGCCGCGCATGAGTTCGCGTTCCTCAGCGAACCGTACACGTCGATGTTCGACATTGAGACCTATAAAGATTGGTTCCTCGTTAAATTCGACGCGGTGCCGACCGGTGCTGACTACCAGATGTTCCCCGGTTACACACTCGACATCGACAGTCTCAAGCGCACGCTCAGTCGCACGCGCGTCATCGGCTACAACAGCGAGAACTATGACCTGCCGATTCTCAGCCTCGCGCTGACCGGCGCGAACAACGCGCAACTCAAAGAGGCGTCTGATCGCATCATCCAGCGCGGATTGAAGGCGTGGCAGTTCTACGATTCGTATAACATCCAACGCCCCGACTGGATCGACCATATCGATCTAATCAACGTCAAGCCAGGTGAGGGGTCGCTGAAGATCCTCGGCGGCAAGATGCACAGCCGCAAGATGCAAGACCTGCCGATCGACCCGAGCGCCAGCATCGGCTTGTTCGATCGCTGCCTGCTGCGTGAATACTGCGGCAATGACCTGCAGGTCACACGCGATCTGTGGAATACGTTTCAGACACAGGTCACGCTACGTGAACAGATGAGCGCGGAATACGGCGTGGATCTGCGCTCCAAGAGTGACGCGCAGATCGCCGAAGCGGTGATGAAAAAACTCGTGCCATTCAAACCCGAGTTACCGATCATTCCGAGTGGCGCTTCGTTCTACTACCGACCACCCGACTGGATTCGATTTCAGACACTCGACGTGCTGTCGTTGCTGGCGCGCAATCCCTTCACCATCTCGCCCAGTGGTGGAATCGATATGACCCCCGAGTACGCCAACACGCTCGTGAGAATCGGTCAGTCGGCGTATCAGATGGGTATTGGTGGACTGCACAGCACCGAGAATAACGTCGCGCATCTGGCGACGGCTGACGTGACGCTCAGAGACGCTGATGTCGGTGGGTACTACCCTGAACTCATCCTCGCGCTAGGCATCGAACCAGCACAGCTTAAAGGCTATTTCCAGCCGATCTACCGGCGTTGGTACGAGGAACGCACTGCGGCCAAACGTGCCGGGAATAAAAAGGTCGCCAACAGCCGCAAGATTATCAACAACGGCACGTTTGGGAAGCTGGGGAACCGCTACAGCGTGTTCTACGCACCGAGCGAACTGATTCAGGTCACGGTCAGTGGGCAATTGTGTCTGCTGATGCTGATCGAGGCGCTTGAACTGAACGGTATCAGTGTCGTGTCCGCCAACACGGATGGCATCGTGATCAAGGCACACGTGTCGCAGCACGCGTTGCGTGACGAGATACTCGCATGGTGGTGCAAGGTGACCACCTTCAACCTCGAATACAACGACTACGCGCTGCTGGCGTCACGTGACGTTAACGCGTACCTCGCGATCAAGACTGATGGCACGGTGAAATCGAAAGGTGCGTACGCACCACCGGAACCTGGTGCAAGCGGCTGGCCGAACCCGACTGGTGGAATCTGTGCCACGGCGATCGTCGAGTATCTGACACGTCGGACACCACTAGAGATGACGATCTGTGGGTGCACAGATATTCGCGAGTTCGTGCACGTGCGCCAGGTGCGTGGCGGTGGTATTTGGAACGGCGAGTATCTTGGCAAGGCGGTACGTTGGTATTACGCGACAGAGGGTCATGCGATCTTGACGTCCAAAGGCGATCAGGTTGCCACGTCCTCGGGGTGCCGCCCAGTGATGCAATTGCCGGACGTGTTGCCGAATGACGTCGACTATGGGCGCTATCTCGACATCACACGCAAAATGATGCTTGACATCGGTATTCAACCAGCATAATCTACCCATTCAGCATAACCGCTCGGAGTCGTCGAAATGACCAAAACCGCAGAACAGATCACCAACCTGATCAAACTGAAAGAATTGTGGGAACTCACGCCACCTGAGGCTGTGATCGAAGATCTCAATTGGTGGAATCGGGAAGGGAACGGCTACCCCTGCGGTGCAGTCGCGTGTATCGGAGGCTGGGTCGCTGCAAGTGGTTGGTTTCCCGAGGTCACGACAGGCGATATGTATAACCCGATTCTCCGCGCGTCGCGTTGGAAAGACGTGTCAACGACCGTA